CGTACCTTTGCACCGCAATTAAGGCTGGTTCCGTAGCTCAGCTGGATAGAGCAACGCCCTTCTAAGGCGTGGGTCTTGCGTTCGAATCGCAACGGAATCACAAGGAGAAATGCTAATAGGTTCATTGATAACTTGTTAGCATTTTCTTTTTATGATAGTTGCACAACATTTGCACAACTCGCGAATAGGGAAAGAAAAAGCCGGGAAATAATTCCGGCTATATTGTTGTTTTAACCCCACCGCTGATTTTGGGAGTTGGGTCGTATTCTGCTTTTTGTCTTCGTTTCTCATCCTCGTCTTTAAGGTACTTGTTCCTTATCTCTTTGATGTCATTCGTCATTCCCCATACCTTGAAGAAGAGGATGATTTGCAGTACTCCGAATATTAGGAGTATGATGGTTAGAAAGTCAATCATAATTGATAGTATTTTTCCATTGTTTCTTTGTCTTTGGCGTATCTTATTGCATATCCTCCATTTCCTCCACGAGCATTTTCCCTTATGATAAATTTATTTGGATATGAAAACCAGTGTACGTTAGATTCAGATGACACATGCTTGTATCTTTCCAATAGGCTGTTTAAAATATCAACAGTGTTTGTATTTATATTTACTTCTGAATATACGCATTCCAATTTTCCGTTATTGAAGTGATAAGTGTCATATATTGGATATTTAAAATCTTCTTTTATCTCTATTTTATTTTCGGTTTCATTTATAATATTCCCTTTTATTTCATTCTTAACTTCGTTTTTTGATAAACCAAATTTGAGAATTGGATTTCCTATGTAATTCACGAGGGAGGTGACCGTTACATTGCATTCAATTTTTTTGTTTTTATATTCTGCTATAACTTTGGTCGTTCCAGTGTGATCTGCGCTAATATTTATTTTCCCGCCATGAGACATTGCATAGGCTATAAACTCATCTTGCGAATAGATGTTGCATTCACTTATATCAATTCCATTAATTTTCAAATTGTATTCATCCCCTACTGGAATGCTGATTTCAGTTTCAGAAAAAGAAATGTTTATGATTTCTTCTTCATCATCTGATGAACATGCTGTAAACAGTACCATTGGCAGCATTGCCATTAAAAATAAAATCTTCTTCATTGTTTATTTATTTAGTTTGTTCTTTAATTCGTTGAATAAATCGGGAATTCCCCCCCCCCCATAATATTTAGATTTGTATTACAATAATACATCACTTACAATATGTTGCTTGACAGTCCACAAACTCCGTACTTGCGCTATCTCTATGTCGAAATCGTCGTATTCATTACTGTTAAGAGAGTGTGCTATCCAGAACTTGCGAGATAACTCTTGGTCTTTATATCGGCGTAGTATTTTGATATGTCCGTGATAATCTCCGGTAAATTTGTCTTGTACTACTATTCCAAACACATTGCCGAAGGGAATTTGAGTAGCTACGTCTGCGCTGAAACCATATTTTTTTAGAGCTACCCAGCATCCGGAAGGGTATGCAGGGGACATGGAGTTTCCCGCTATCTGTGCAATCGCTTCGCAATCCTTACAGTCTGGCAGATACCAGTACCGTTTTATGCTTTCTATTCCATTGATAAGTTCTATTTGTCCGGCAGCAAATTTGAAATCAACTTCAGGGAGTAGTTTTATTCCTTTTTTCAAAGCCGACTTTAAATCACTTTCATTGTCTATGGCTTGAGCTGGTGATGGGCTTTCAGTAGAAGTTAACATATCTCCATTTCCACCAACTAGCCATCCTTTATCTACATTGGGAAAAGTGGATAAAATCTTATCTATGACAGCATCTCCTATCCCATCTTTACGACCGAACCAGTTTGATACTGTATTAGGCTTTTCTCCAACTACGTCTGCAAATTTTTTGTTGCTTCCTCTTTCGTCTCCGAAATAGTAGGATTTAATTTTGAATATTCTTTCTCCAATATTGCTCATATTCACAAATAATGTGTATGTTTGTATCGAAATCAAGTTGCGGATGATTTTGACTAAATTGTTTAACTGTTCCCGTAAGAGACTATATAGGCGACTAATCTTCAAACCGCAACTTTGGAGTTGGTCGCTTTTACTTTATTACTATGTTAGAAGCTATATTATTCTATCTAATTCTTTGGATTCCTTGGATTATACTTATTGTATATTCGGTAAAGAAAGGCAGATAGAATATTTATTTTTCATCCCGTTGAATATCTGATAGAAAGTTATAAATGGCAATAGCTTTTTTATCAGGAATTCCTATCATTTCTTCTTTAATTTCGTCTGCGTACTTCATTTCTATATCGCTTTTATTAAAGTTTTTATTGTAGTCAAATAAGCGAATGGCTTGTTCTAAACTGCTGGATGTCAATTCTGCTTCTCCTAATTTATTTGCATCTATTGCAGCTAAACAGAATACGCAAAAAGCATCGCAGTACTCTTCATTAGATATATATATATTCCCTGAAGTGAAACGCTGGACTGCTATCGTAAATTTCTTCAATTTCTCAGCTAATTGAGCGTTATCTTCCTTGTATTTCTCTCGTTCTTCCTGTATAGTCTTTTGAACTCTTTTGTCTATGGTTAATAAGGTATATACCTGTATTCCCAATATAACAGTTACTGCTATTGAGATTATAGAGGCAGAAAGTCCTAATATCCAATTCAAATCCATAGCTCTACATAATAAGGTATAAACTACCCTAATAGTTAAACAATGTTTATATACACATTATTTGTGATTAAACCATTTTATATTCACAGTTATTGTGTATATTTGCATCATCAATCAATCACGTAGCAAAGATAAACTAAATGATTGATGATACAAATAGTATAAACATATTAAATCACACGATTATGAGCACGAAGAGTTTTTTACATGAAGTTATGAGCCTTGCATGGCAGTTCGTTCGCAAGAACGGTTTCACGATGTCAGAAGCATTAAAATGCGCTTGGGCTAACATGAAATTGAAATTGCAGATGAAAAGCAAGATTGTGAAATTCTATTTTCAAAAGGTGGACGGTTCTGTGAGAGAAGCCTACGGTACACTAAATGAAAAGTTGATGCCTGCCATTGCTGGTACTGACAACAGAAAGAAGAACGACACCGTTCAAACTTACTATGATACTGAACGCCAAGAGTTCAGATGCTTTAAGAAAGCTAACCTTTTAAAAATCGCCTGATATGAGACAGTTTAGAGTATGTGACAGTGTAGAAGCCTACGGGCTTGAAAAGGCTTTAGATAAGGCTTGTATAGACCTTGATAGAGTTGATAAGATGTCTGACACAGAGGCTTGTACTTTCTGTAATACCGATACCAAAGAAGAAGCCTTAGAGGTTATTCAAGAAGAGATTGATTACATAGAGTTTCAACTTGATAGAATGGCTGTATGATAGAGGCATTGATAGTATTAGGCTGCTTGTATGCAAGTTATAGGCTTTTCAGAAAGCCGGGCGAGAAGTTCTTTTACGATGATTAATCACACGATTATATCACGCACGACAGCCCTATTGACAGCTAAAGACTGGCATCCGATAGCGAGAATCGGGTAGGGTACTATTGATTGGTTCTTTGATAAGTCTGTGAAAGCAATTACGGTGTAATTCATAAGCCGTTTTTGCCAACCAAAGATAACGAACGCACATAAGCAAGTTGGGGCTTGCGAGCTGTGCAATGTTTAACAATTAATAGATGTGTAACCATAGTCTTTGAGGTGTAAGTAATGACGGATTAGGCGACCGACACGCACATCGACAATATAGCCCTATTGACAGCTAAAGACTGGCATCCGATAGCGAGAATCGGGTAGGGTGCACAACCGCAGCAAAGGTTAGTGCTACTACCGTACTAAAAGCCACGGGCAAAGCGAAGTGCGCACCGCTTTACCTCATCCTTGTACGGGCGGTAAAATTTAAAATCACACGATTATGGGAAAAAGTATGTATAAATCACGTATGCCATATATAGGTATGCCGGTTAAGTGTAAACATCCCGGATGGGAAAGCAAGATTGGGGCGATTTGCGCCATCAATGGGGATAAAGTAATGGTAGAGTTCGGAAAGCACGATTTTGTAGAATTCTATAGCGATGAACTGGTTGCAATGACGATGTTATGAAGATAATTATGTTCTCTTTTTCGTTGCTTGTACTGCTGTGTATGACAATGATGTTATGCAATTCCATAATAAAGGATGGTCCTCTATACATGGCGGGGATTGTATTGACATCCACAATATTTATTTTGTCTGTTATACTCGCAGTGATAACCGGTATGGAGTTGCGTAAAAAGTGTTAGTATAAACTGTTTTGTCGTGTTTTATTTTGTGTTTGTACTGGGTGTGCCGTCTGTGAAGATAGCGCACCTTTCTTATTGGGGCGTTCGGTGTAATGGTTAACACACCTCATTGGAGGAGACTGGCGGTTCGAGTCCGTCAACGCCCACCAATCATTCTAATATAACATTTATGGAAAAAGTAGAAAGTAAAGAGAAAATGAGAAACATGAAGAGAGGAGCCACGATAGAGCTGCCTATATCTTCACTTGAGACAATCCGCAACAACGTATCACTTCTAAATGCCAAGCATCTTCTTGAGGGTAAAAAATGGGCTTCAAAGTCTTATCCGAAAAAAGGTATTGTCGTTGTAAAAAGGGAGTCATAGTCATCTAACTCACACGATTATGGAACGGGTATTCACAGAACTCACCCCTGAATGCGAGATTACAGCACGGATGTATGCACAAGGGTATGAGAAAAAGGAAATCGCCAATTTCAAATGCCGGGCGGTTAGCACGATTAATAACCAATTGCAAAAGGCTTTTGAAATATTGCATGTACGGAATGGGAGAGAACTTGCAACAATGCTTTATGAACGGATAGCCGGTGTGAGGCTCACGATGGATTTTTCGCCTATAGTCCGTGTGTCCGTCACATGTTGCTTACTGTGTATATTTTCTTTGTCACTTTACCACGAACAAGGTGATATGAGGAGGTTACGAAGATTTAGAATTGAACATATAGAAAGGGTAAGAGAATGAACATGGAGGATATTTTAAATAGTGGTGCCAATGTTACTTTGACAATAAAGTCCACTGATTTGAAAGAGTTCGCAGAACATCTTGTAAAAAAGACTGTGAGAAGTATTAGAGACTCTTTCATCAGACTGGAAGAGGACTACTTGACCATTAAAGAGGCAAGTCAGATTCTACATACCGATAAGTCAACCTTATGGAGATGGCATAAAATTGGATATTTGTGCAGGTTGGAAATAGGAGGTAAGAGATTGTACCGAAAAAGTGATGTAGATGCTATTCTACAGAAAGAGAATAATTAACCCTTTAAATTTTACGATTATGAGTCTTATCAAAAAATCAAATGAATTAGTAATCCCTACCACAGTGAAAATGATGATTTACGGCCAGGCTGGTATGGGAAAATCAACAGTGGCATTGAGCGCACCGAAACCGTTATTATTGGATTTCGATAATGGCGTTAAGCGTATGAATATGGCGCATTTGGAAAACATAGATACCGTACAGGTCACTTCATGGAGTGATGTTCAACAGGTCTTGCAGGAGGATTTGTCTGCTTATCAGACCATTGTAGTTGATACTATCGGTAAGATGATGGATTTCATCATTACTTATAAATGTGGCAGCCGCCAACCGTCTATCAGGGATTGGAGCGGTATCAATGCAGAGTTTTCATGGATGACACGAACACTTTCGGGGCTTAACAAGCACATCATTTTCGTTGCCCATCGCGACACACGGAAAGAAGGTGATGATACGGTGTTTATCCCTGCCTTGCGTGAAAAATCCTACAACTCTATCGTTACTGAACTGGATTTGCTCGGTTATCTTGAAATGAAAAGCGAAAGAGGCGTTCAAAGACGTACTATAACTTTTGACCCAACTTCAAGAAATGACGGTAAGAATACTTGCAATCTTCCTTCAGTGATGGAAGTTCCTACCATCCTTGACAAGAATGGTAATCCAACCGCAAAGAACGACTTTATCACTGCCAAGATAATCAATTCGTATTTGGGTATGCTTGCAGCCAAGAAAGAGGCACAGGAAAAGTATGATAAGGTGATAGAGGAAATCAAAGAAAGTATCGAATTTATAACTGATGCCAAGTCCGCTAATGAGTTCGCCTCTCATATTAATGAGTTTGAACACGTTGGTAGTTCTTTGGTGATGGCGAGAAGTTTGTTTGCTGCAAAGGTAAAGGCTTTGGGACTGATATTCAATAAGGAAACTAAAATCTACTCAGATGCAGCCTAACTATCGTATATATGCAACATTATTGGATTCTTACTTCAATTACCTTAATAGCGATGTCATATATGAGCGTTATTATGGGTGGAGTGAGAATCCACCATGTACGGAAGACGAGTTTCGGCAGAAGCAGTTTCAAGAACTGATAGACCGTATCAATCGCAAGCCATTCGACAGCGAAGCGGCAGACAAGGGAACAGCCTTTAATGAAGTTATTGACTGTATGGTTGAAAATCGGAAATCCGAAACTGTGCAGGTTGAAAAGGTATATAAGGTAATACGCGAAGGAGCTTGTGACGAAACAGGCAAACCTTTGTATTACGATGAGGTTCAGACCAATGAGGTTATAGGTTTGAAAGCTACCTATAATAATCGTGTTTTTACTTTCCCAATCTCACTTTGCCGAGAGTTTTCCGGTTACTTCAAAGGAGCATTAACCCAACAAAGAGTAGAAGCGATTCTTCCAACCGCATACGGCAATGTTTTGGTTTATGGGGTGATTGACGAGCTGATGCCGGCCAGCGTCCACGACATCAAAACAACTGGAAGCTATACCGTAGGGAAGTTCAAAGACCACCATCAACATTTGGTTTATCCTTACGCTTTGATGAAGAACGGTTCGGATGTACGGACATTTGAGTACAACATTGTAGAGTTCAATAAAGGCGGTTTTGTGGTAGATACCTATACAGAAACATACGTTTTCAATCCAGAACGTGATATTCCTATTCTCACTAATCATTGTGAGGAATTTATCCGGTTTTTGGAAGAAAACAGAGAACTTATAACCGATAAAAAGATTTTTGGAGGAGAAAATTAATGGCAAACCAAATAACCGGACGGATAATCGAAATCGGACAAACCGTTCAAATACCATCCAAAAACGGTGGTTCCTCATTTACAAAACGGGAGTTTATTTTAGATGCTACCACTTACGACCCTTATACGGGAGAGCGTAGCGAGTATGAGAACATTATTCCCTTAGAGTTTTCGGGTGACAAGTGTACAGAACTTGACCGCTTTAATCAGGGTGATGTTGTTACTGTATCATTTGTCTTACAAGGGCGTTCTTGGACGAATCAAGACGGAGAACTCAAACGTATGGCATCTATTCGGTGCTACAAAATAGATGCGCGTGGTGGTGTATCTCAATCCCAACAGACAACATCGATACAACAACCTACACCTCAGCCGACTTATCAGCAACAGCCGCAGAATTTCCCGCCTCCGGTTGATGCTAATGGCAATGTAAAGGATGATTTGCCTTTTTAGCGTATGTCCCTTTACGATACTTCAAACCCTTTGCAGAAAGAGCAATTTAAGGCTCGTTCTGCAAAGCTCGCAGAAAGCGGTAAGGTTGTAGAACTCACAGAGAAAAAGCCTAAAAGAAGCCTGCAAAGCAATAAATATTTGCATGTGATTTTAGGTTACTTTGCGTGTGAGACCGGAAACACGTTGGAGTGGGTGAAGCAACAGTATTATAAAAAGCTTGTTAATCCATCCATTTTCATTCGTGAGAGAGACGACAAGTATTTGGGACGGATAAAGATATTGCGCAGCTCTGCTGATTTAGATAGTGCAGAAATGAGTACAAGTATTACCCGTTTTCGTAATTGGGCAAGTGCTGAATGCGGAATATATTTACCTTCTGCTGATGAAGATAGATTGATTCAACTAATGGAAATAGAGATTGGACGAAATAAAGATTATTTATAATGGCAGAAATATGGAAAGATGTTGTCGGATATGAAGGTTTATATCAAGTATCAGACAGGGGTAGAATTAAATCTATATGCAGTTACGTAAGACTACAAAATGGTGAATTAATGAAGAAAAAGCCGCATATCCTTAAACTACAAGATAGATGTGGATATAAATGTGTAAACCTATTCAAAGGCGGACGCTCACATACACTTAACATTCATCGTTTAGTAGCAGAGGCTTTTTTACCCAATCCTCATAGGTATTCAGTTGTAAATCATAAAGATGAAAACAAAAGCAATAACAGCTTGTCTAATTTGGAATGGTGTACTCACGCTTATAATTTGAGTTATGGTACTGCCCAAAGAAGAAGGGCCGTATCTCAAGGTAAAGTAGTTATTCAATTAGATAAGAATGGAGCTTTTATAAAGCGACATTTGACATTAATGGACGCTTGTAGAGATACCGGCATAAATTTTCAAAATATCTCACAATGTTGTAACAACAAAAGAAAAACAGCAGGTGGATATTGTTGGAAATTTGAGGAACAGCAGGAAATACAAAGAAATCAAGAATTTATTTAGTTATGATAGAAACAAGAAAAACAGAAATCAGGTATGTGACATCTGACCCGAAAAAGATGCTCAACATGTACCTTGCAAAACGTGTCCTCAAAACATGGGAGGAATCTTTCATTGATGAAGATACAGGTGAAACAGTAACCATCGAACGGAATGAAATTCTTTTTGACCGTGGCACGCTGATAGACCAAGACACTTTGGCGAAAATTCGTTTCAGTATGGAAGCAGACGGTATCAAGGAAGTGGAAGTCAGCAACCAGAACCGTTTGGCGTTCGAGAATGAGAACAGCGTTTTATATCCGTACATCGCTCAAGCGCAAATAGGTGACAAGAAACATAAGTTCCTGCTGTATGCCACCGGATTGGAGAATACTTGTAGTATCTTGAAAGATTACATCGAACTAAACTATATGTTCGGGTTCACCTTGACAATGATAAAGGAGTTCGATTCCTGCGTGATTCTTACTGACAACTTGAAAGAACGTAAGGTTGACGATGCTTCGCTTGCCTATCTCAAAAATGAAATCACTATGGCAGAATACGTTGACAAAATGGACGATGAGATGGAAGATAGTGACGAAGAATCTAAACCGAATGAAAAGAAATTCTACCAGATTGAGACGAAAATCACATTCACGGATGGGGAGAATGAAGACGAGAGAGTTCAGACTTTTGTCGTGAACACCTTCAACGTTGACAGAGCGATGATGCTTATTACCCACTATCTCAAAAACAAAGAGGAAGAATGTGAGAAACAAGCCAAAGAAAAGGGACATGAGTTCAGAAAGAGGGAAATCCATACAGCCATTGAATCTGCTAAACCTATCCCGGTCGGGCGTTTTATTCCGAAAGAGTTTTCAATGGCTTATATGGAATAACTTTGTTAACCTGCCTGCTCGGTCTGTGAAGATTGGGCAGGTGAATATGGGGCGTTTGGCTGGTGTGACTAATGTAATGCGCAGCATTGTAGAGGAGGGCAGTTCGATTCTGTCACGCCCCTCATAAATGTGAGCCACACATAAATGGCACGGGTCTTAAATAATGGTTGTGCCCCGGAGAATACGCTTCGGGGCTTTTAATTAGGTAAATCAGAAAGTATGTACTACATAAAGAAAAAGGCTAAGAAGAAAGACAAGCCTTTACCCTTGTTTGATAAAGCAGGGGTAACAGTAAAGAAGAAGCCGGATTTGAAAGCTAAACTCGACAAGGAGTTTTCCCTTTTCATCCGGCTTCGTGATTGTATGCCAAACGGTTCCTTCCGATGTATATCATGTGGACAGATAAAGCCGCTTACACAAGCGGACTGCGGGCACTATTTCAGTCGTACACATTTGGCAACACGGTTTGATGAGAATAATTGCCATGCCGAATGCCGACACTGCAACAGATTCAAAGCTGATCATTTGGAAGGCTATCGGGTGAATCTAATTGCTAAAATCGGTCAACAGAAATTTGATTTGCTAAAAGTGAAAGCTGCCAGCACTTCCAAAATGACTGATTTTGAGTACGAACAGCTAATCAAGTATTACAAAGCACTTAATAAGAAGTTACGAAAGGAGAAAGGTTTATGAGTTATGTATTACGAGATTATCAACAGAAAGCCTCTGATGCTGCCGTTTCTTTCTTTAACAATAAGGCGAAGAAAACAAATGCCATTATGGTGTTACCTACGGGCAGCGGAAAGTCGCTTATCATAGCGGATATAGCCGCAAGGCTTGACGGTCATACCTTGGTGTTCCAGCCCTCGAAGGAAATACTCGAACAGAATTTCAAGAAACTCTGTTCATACGGTATTCTTGATTGCAGTATCTATTCAGCATCCTTTAACTCAAAAGAAATAAGCCGGATAACATTTGCCACCATCGGCAGTGTGAAGAATCATCCTGAGCTGTTTACCCACTTCAAGAACATCATTGTTGATGAATGCCACCTTGTAAACCCTAAAGAGGGAATGTACAAGGATTTCTTTGATGCGGTAAAGTGCAAGGTTCTTGGCTTGACTGCAACACCATACCGTTTAAGCTCTAGCCGTGATTTCGGCTCTATGCTGAAATTCATCACCCGGACAAAGCCTCATGTCTTTTCAGAGGTCATTTACCATGTACAGGTATCAACCCTATTAGATTTGGGATATTTAGCAAAACTAAATTATTATCCAATGAATCCTTCGGGATGGAACGAACTCAATTTGAAAGTAAATACCACTGGTGCCGACTACACGGATAGGTCAGTTCAGAGAGAATATGAACGGATAGACTTTTACGGCTATCTCGTTCATATTGTCCAAAGGCTGATGAATCCCAAAGCCGGAGGAAAACGGAAAGGTATTTTGGTATTTACCCGTTTTCTGAAAGAAGCGGAGCGGCTTACCTGGTCTATACCCGGAGCCGCAATCGTTTCGGGTGACACCCCAAAAGGTGAGCGCGAAAGGATACTTGAAGCGTTCAAGGCTGGTGAAATTTCGGTAGTGGCGAATGTCGGGGTATTAACCACCGGCTTTGACTATCCGGAACTTGATACAGTCGTTATGGCACGTCCTACAATGTCACTTGCTATGTGGTATCAGATAGTCGGTCGTGCCATCCGCCCACATCCTTCCAAAGAATGTGGCTGGATTGTGGATTTATGTGGTAATATCAAACGTTTCGGAGAGGTGTCGGACTTACGGTTGTTTGATAGCGGAAATGGGAAATGGGCAGTTTACTCGAAAGGAAGGCAATTAACAAACGTGAGATTCTAAAATTATGGACGAAGGATTTTTGAGGCTAAGCCGCAGGTTTTTCTCGAATGAAATGTGGAATGAAGCCCGTACTTTTAGCAGTTGTGAAGCGTGGTTAGACTTAATCCAGTCTGCACGATTTGAGGCAACGCCCCGAAAGGAGAGTATCGGAGGTCGAGAAATCTCTTATTCAAGAGGTCAATATCCTGCATCCATAAGATTTTTATCTCAACGCTGGAAATGGTCTGAAAAGAAAGTGCGTTCCTTTCTTGTGCATCTTAAGAAAAAAGGTATGATAACTGTTGAGTGCAATCAGGGAATGAACCTTATAACCCTATGTAAATATGAAGAATATAATCCAATGGGCACAAGTAAGGGCACATGCAAGGGCACAGATATTGAAAAGAAAATCAAAGAATTACAGTCCGAATGGGCACAGCTAAGGGCACAACTTGGGGCACAGTCTGTGAACAACAATCTGCCGCAATCCGAACTTTTGCAAAAATCAGGGCACACGGAGGGCACAAATACAAAGAAAGAAGAAGAAAGAGAGTATATAGATATATCTTCCCAGCAAAAGAAAGAAAATACTCCTGATGGAGTATCAAAGAAAGACAAGCTTTCTTCGCCCTCTCTTTCTGAAAAGATTGATTACAGCGGATTGATGGAATACTATAATTCCACATTCAAAGATAGACTCCAGCAGATAAAATCAATGACCGATGTGAGAAAAAAGGCTGTAAAAGCCCGGATAGCCCAATATGGAAAAGAGTCAGTGAGGACTGTTTTCAATCTCATTCTTCAATCCCCGTTCCTGCTGGGAGCTAATGACCGCAATTGGAAATGTGACTTTGATTGGATTTTCAAACAAGCAAACTTTACTAAAATATTGGAAGGAAACTATAATGGGACAAGACTTAGTAAAAATCAACAGGATAGCGAGCAGCGAAAACGTGATTCAGTTCTTGCAGTCGCTACAACCGTCAGAGAAGCTGCCGCAAAAAAAAGAAAAGAACTTGAAGCAGAGGGCGTTATTGAATAAATATCCTGACCCAGCACAATTCATTCTTGATTACAATCCCGATTTGCAGTTCAAAATTGTCAGATGCAAGGCGACCCTCTCTGATTTAGCCATGAATTCCTCCATACCTACATTAGGGCTATTGGCTTCGACTTATGGAGATGAAACCCCTTTGGAATGGTTGAAAATCCAATTCGGCACACTTAATGACTTTGCAGAGGTATCTACCAAGATTGCCAGGGAGCAGCTTAATGAGTTGGCAGAGATATTTATTTCTGAGTATTATTACCTTAATGCGGCTGAGATATGCTTTTTTATTGCACGGTTTAAGTCAGGTAAATATGGACGGTTCTATGGTGCTATAGACCCGATGAAGATTACAAGTGCCATGCTTGACTATATCAGGGAACGCCGTATCGACATCGAACGCTATGAGCGTGAGCAATACCGGATACAACGCCAAAAGGAGATAGAAGAACGTGGCAACAACAGAATTTCCTATGCCGAGTATCTTGAACGTGAACGTAAGCTTGTGGAAAGTGGAGATGCAGAAGCCATGAAACGAGCGGCAAATCGTGTATGTAGTATCAGTTTACGTAAGTAGTGGCGAAAGCATAAATTTGACAATAAAGTATGAGACTTACAATATGTTGGACGACAAGAGACAGGCAAAGACGCTTTTACTATGATATATGCAAAAAGTTTGGCATATCGGATTACATGAGTGTTAATCATGAGACGCCATGCGATATAAGGGATGAAGATATGGAACTGTTGAAGGAATGCGAAAAACGAGGGTTTATCCAAATAAGAAACAAACGGTAAATAATCATGGACATAGAGATTGAAAAGAAAATCGAACAATTGGAGTATCAGCGAATGATTGATGAACTTGCAAGAAAAAGCAGAAACAATGAAACCAAAGGATTGAATCATGCCGATAAGTGAAGTGTACAATATGGATTGTATGGAATACATGAAGGATATTCCTGACAAGTTCTTTGATTTAGCTATAGTAGATCCTCCTTATGGAATAAATGCACCCAATATGACAATGGAAACCAACTTGAACCGTAAACATGGTGGCTACAATGGCGAAAGCGTTGCGCAACGGCTGAAAAAGGGAAGATTAAATCAAGGAGCGGGCAAGCTGAAGGATCGGGCTTTGAATACCATGCGATGCGATTGGGATTTTTCCCCACCTTCCGAAAAGTATTTTGACGAGCTGTTCAGAGTCAGTCGTAATCAAGTGATATGGGGAGGCAATTACTTCCCTCTTCCACCTACACGGGGAATATTGTGTTGGGACAAGATGCAACCGTGGGAGAATTTTTCCCAATTTGAACTTGCATGGACTTCATTTGATTGTCCTGCAGCTATTATCCATTTATCCAATACCGGAGGAGCAAACAAAGAAACAAAAATACATCCAACACAAAAGCCTAAAGCATTATATCACTGGGTCTTCAAGAAATATGCCAATTCGGGAGATAAGATACTCGATACCCATTTAGGAAGTGGAAGCAGTCGGATTGTTGCGTTTAAATTGGGATTTGATTTTTATGCTACAGAAATAGATACAGAGTATTTTGAATCTCAAGAAAAAAGATTTCGTTCAGAATGCTTCGGAGAGATAAAAACAAAGAAGGGAACCTTAGTTCAAACAAGTCTATTTGACGTATAAAACAGAGGCATATGAACATTCACCAGACAGTTCCCCGTTCGGATTGCACCACCTTCGCCAAGTGCGGCAAGCACTCACTTGCATATTGTAGGAGGTACGGTGCGTCCGAATGCGGACCATGCGAAATTGTTAGAAGGAAACCACGTAACCGGGTGGTGATTGACGGAGTGGAGCGGAAGCTGTGCACCCACTGTGGTAGAGCGCTTCCGTTATCTCGGTTTTTCGATAGGACAGCCCGTCGTAACGGTAAGGAATACCATCTGAAAGCGTCATGGTGCAAGATGTGTATGGCAGAGGTACAGAGCGAGCGGAATAGAAAAAGGAAAATGAATTGAGATTAACATGTGCAAAAAGAAGCCATTTCTGCACATGAAGTATTAACACGAGCGGAAACCGGTGGTTTTTGCTCATAACTGAATAGTAAGGAATTATGCAATACATATTAACAGAACAAGAATATAGAGCTTTAACCCCTATTAGTGAGGTAGATAAACTCAAAGAAGATGTACAGCTTTTGAATGATAAAGTTATGGAGCTTAGTGAACATCCATGTGGATGTGATGCAGATTATAGAAGCGAAACATTTTATTGTGATGATTGCCCGATTGGTGTATTAGGTACTGATACTTGTACAAAGAAACAACAATATTCTAAATAATTATGAAACAGACGGTAGAAGAAGCGGCAATGCAAGAGCTTATGTCAAGCTATGCAATAGTGGTTAAAGGTGAGTTTGCATATCAGCAACAAGCAATGCTAAACATGTTCAGAAAAGGTGTCGAATGGCAGGCAAAGCAATCACCGTGGATAAGCGTAGAAGATGCAATACCTAACAAACGAGCAAAAGGCATGTGTCAAGTGAAATATGCTGATGGTAGTATTGAAGAAATGGCAATGCGAGAAGTGAATAAATGGATATACCCCTACATCAAGACTGGATATGTCACTCATTGGAGACCTATTCAATCTTTCGATGAGATACTCGAAGCCAACAAGGATGTACTGGAACGGATTAAGGAGAAAGGAGATTAGAATGGAAAGATATAGGATTGTGAAAGAAATAAGGTATAGCGGCTGTATTCCGATAGTCGTGTATTTTGTACAAGTCAGAAAAGACAAACGTATTTCATCCGAATGGGTGAATGTAAAGGGATTTGATACCTATAAGAGAGCGAAAGAGTTGTTGGATGTTTTAAATGGTGATTGATATGAATATAGAAGAAGCAAAAATAAAGAAAGCGAAAGCAGAAATGGAGATAGCCCGGATTCTGGAAAATCTCGAATTAGAAACCGGATTGAAATCCAATATAGTTTATGTGTATCGGGAAAACGCAAAATCAGAACCTTTATCTCAACCCAAAGAGTGTATAAGAATAGATATTATTTTAACACTATGATAAAATTAAGACTGATGCTCCGATGGCTGCTTATCCCTTTATGGTTCGCCATATTCATAGCCTATCTGCCGATATGGTATTTGCAAATGAGCTGGTACTATTTCAGCTTTAGCGATTACTGGGACAGCTATATGGTATTATGGGACAGAATAATGTTGTTTTTAAAACTTAAAAAGGAATAGGAGAAGGTCATGGAAGTAAAGAACGGAATAATAATAGACGGAGTGCTGCATGAAATGGTGTCAATAAGAGAAAACTACTCGTGTGACAATTGCAGCTTGCAAGGAACATGTGATAAAACAGACTTCTTCTTATGTACAGTAATTGCCGGACGGCATAACTCTGATGAACGTTTTATCAATCGTGGCAAAGTAACGGATATTAAGACAGATAAGGAGGAATGACAATGGAAGAAAAAGAAATTGACTGGGAACAGAGGCGTTATGAACTGGCAAAGGCTGCAATGCAAGGATTCTGTAGCAATCCACATCAACAGATAATGGATGCTGACTCAAATATGGTGGCAGAATGGAGTATTGGTTTTGCTGATTCACTAATAAAGAAACTGAAAGGAGAATAACCATGGATGCAGAATTTAAAAACAAGAAAGAAGTGGTCTTTGACGGCAAAGACCTTATATTCAACGTGGACGGAATAGAAATTAGGAACGGGAAACTGCCTGATTCCTTCAGTATAAAAGAGCGCTATGAGATAAGCGCGGAAAGCCTTACCAAGCTTGTCGTAGCGTTGGGTGACGGGAATACGCTGGCTGAATTTATTGATGTACAAGAAGGATTCAGTTTTTCCAGGAAAACACGGGCTATCTATTCCTTGAAGGATGAGTATGTCAAGAAGCTTGTCGAAGAAATAGCCAAGTTGGAAAATAAAGTAAATTCCCTGCAAGATGAAGTTTATGCAGGACGTAGAGAAGCTGCTGATGAAAGATACAAGCGTATACTGCTGGAAGGTTTTATTGAAGAGCACAACAAGCGCTCATGGTGGGGACGGGCAGAAAAGATTGAACTTAAAACGGAAGACTAGCAATGAACCTGCATATTACAGATTTCCCGGAATACCCGTGGAAGACCCTGGATGTGCATAAGGACTTCAGCTACTCGTTCAACATCAGTCCGGGAAAGAAAATAGAGGAGGATTTGTTCGATTCCTCCAAGATGAAAGTTGTGTCCTACAATGAAAACAGCCATGTGCAGATATTGGCTGTATGTGACCCTTACGGACCGCCTTTCTATGTACGCAGTGATATTGATGGTTTGTTATGGTCCTCATGGGTAAAAATAGAGGAGGAACACTTCTGGCAAGAGATTAATGGTTGTGCGGCAACCATTAATTTCCCTCCTCTGTGTACGTCTCATTATTATTTTTAATCGAATTGAACAATCAGAAATTAAAAACTAAAACTTATGGAATCAAAAGATTTTTTAATTGAATCAGAGAATCCGAATAACTGTCATCGGCATTCCTCTCCAAATGGACAAACAGTTCTTCCAGCGAATTCCACTGACGGGAGTCGCCAATGTGAAGAATCATCTTCCACAGATAAGGATTTTCGAGAAACAGAGGAAACATTCGAGCAGCAATCGCATTGTAATGGTCTCTGTGGTATACATTCTCTCTTAGAAGGCTATCCCAGGATTGTAGAAATTTTGGATGAAGAGTTGAAGCGTATAACTCTGGATTCTCTGCCAGAAGGTCATTTAGATAATCCTGGAAAGAAGGGGCGTAATGGCGCTGAACTGATTGCGGATATTGACTCCAAATTCGGAACAAACTATTCAGATTATACATGGAAGCAAGTTCGCAAACGGATTCTTCAAACCACATCAAACCAGACAACTCACCCGTCATAGTTCCGTTGATAATGTGATGGCAATACTCATGAGCAAATTGGTAAATCCATTGGCACCAAAAATCACCTCTTGTGTGAAGGTAAATAATCCTATCATTACCAATGTTGCTGCACATTGGATTATCCTTAAAGTAGTTGTATCTAACCGTACATTTATCTATCGAGGAACAAGGGATTTGAAGTGCATCGCTAAATGTCATATCGACATAACTGAGAATCTCTTTCACGATATACACATTGAAATCACCGAATGCTTCATCAGTGGCAAGCCTTATATTAGGGCTTACTTCAATAACAGGGTATTGCATAATAACTAAGTTTAAAATTTGACGAAACAAATATACAAATAAAAACGGGCACACCCGACATCCATAATGATAAGTTTAGAATTTGACACTTTACTCTTTTTCATTTGGGTGTGCCCTTTATAAAGGAAAAAAATGATTATATGACAGAAGAACTTGTAACATTGGAAACTGCGAAGGTGCTGAAAGAGAAAGGATTTAAAGAAGATGTTAGTGTCTTTTACGAATTGGTGTGTGAAGAAGGTAGTTATGAGTATGAGCTATTTGAAAGCTACGATGCCCAGAATTACAATGCAAGCGTTTACTCTTTCTCTGCCCCAACTCAATATATCGTCCAGAAATGGCTGCGTGAAACCAAGAACTTACAGATTGAAATATACCGAAGTGCCGTAGGGTACGGCTATGCTATAGTGAAATCCGATAACGGAACGTGGCAGGAAGATGATGATTCCAGGGGGCCTAATGATGGCGGTCTGTGGGATACCTACGAAGAAGCACTTGAAGCAGGAATACAAGAAGCGTTAAAACTTATATGAAAATGACTCCTATTGTAAATGATGCTTATAGACTTAGAAAGCTTCTAGAAAAAGCAACGGGAATAAAAGTTTATAAATCAGATTTACTTTCTAATTATTTCAATTGTTATCTAAGCATAACGCAAGAGTATAAGAATGAAACTAATCCGCATATTACAGTAGCGCAAGGTGACTGGTCGATAGTAAATGGCGGTGAATATAAAATTTCACTCTATACACCTACAATCGTCATTAAAGGCAAGAAGGTGCTTAATACTCGTTTTGTAAAAGATGTAGCCTATAAGATAGTGGAAGCATTAAATGATGAATTTGGAGAAGATAATTGGAATACGTGCAACAATGAAACGAGAGTTTGGCTTCCCATGTCTCGAAACTCGTTCTATTTGCAAATTCCAAATTTTGAGAAGTATTAAAACTTATATGATATGGCTAAGAAAATAATGTTTAATGATAAATACGGCTTAACCCAAGCCGTATTGGATGGTCGGAAGACTATGACAAGAAGAGTTTATAAATTACCAGCTAAATCATACGGAGGATTAGAAATTGAAGATAATAAAATAATCACATTTGATATAAGTGGGGAAGAAATAGCAACATCCCCGAAATACTATATTGGCGAAGTAGTTGCCATTGCACAACCATATAGAAATATTGCACATCCCGATGACGGTTTCCTTGATGAAAGATATGAAGTTAAAGACGAATATGTTGCAGGATGGGCAAATAAGATGTTTGTACGTGCCGACCTCATGCCGCACCATATCCGAATTACAAACATAAAATTTGAAAAGTTACAATCTATCTCCGAAGAAGATTGCTTGAAAGAAGGTGTTATTAAAAGATTTCACTCACCAGCATGTAGAAACTTTTACTATGTGCCAAACGTGGAAGTTAAGAGTAAGGATGATGTTTATTTGACATCACAAGAAGCATTTTCCGCATTGATAGACAGAATATCCTGCAAGGGTACATGGAAATCGAATCCCTATGTCTTCGTTTACGAATTTGAACTGATTGATTAAAATTTATTATGGAAACCGTGGAACTGATAATTAAAGTCTCCATCTCTTTATTCAATGCCATTGCATTAGGATTTGTCCTAATCCTGGTAAGCAGATGGCATAGGCGCATGGAGGACAAGCTGAATGAGATAAGGGAATACACCCGTAGGGTTTCAGAGTGTAACCGGTTCATTTATATAAACCAACTTGAATGGCTGAAAAGCGCAATGATTAATGAGGAACGGTACGAGGAGGCTGCTAAAATCAATAAATGTATTGAGGATGAGTATAACAAATTAAAGAATAGTAAACATGAATCTAAATGAATTGCGCGACCGCGCCTATAAAACCGCTTGCAACCACGGTTTTCACGATGAAGAGCTGAGTAATGAACACTGCCTTTGCCTTGTCATATCCGAACTTATGGAAGCTGTGGAAGCGGATAGAAACAATAAATATGCTGATAGGAAATCTTTCAAAGATTATTATGAGGATGAAGAGCCGCATTACAATGCCGATTTTAAGTATAGTTTTGAAAAATATATCAAAGACTGTGTGGAAGACGAGTTTGCCGACGCCTGCATACGCCTGCTTGATTTGGCTGGATTAAGAAATATATCCATTGATGATTTTCCTGAAGAAGCGATATATGGTGCATCCGAAAGTTGCGTAGGTGAAACATTTACTGAAAGCATATACGCCATATCCACATTGCCAATTCGTTATTTTTATGAATATGATTATTCTTTTGAAAGTCAGATAGGTCATATGTTATTATCAATCTTCGGGCTTGCCAAGCATATGAACATAGACCTTATATGGCATGTGGAGCAGAAGATGCGGTACAATGAATTGAGAGAAAATAAACATGGAAAAAGATATTGATTATGAAGCGTGAAATAAAATTCAGAGGTAAAAGTACTGATACGGGGAAATGGGTATATGGATTTCTCTCTTTTTTCTATACTGCCGGAAGGGACGAAAACGGACTTATCCTCACGGACAAGGCGAGGATATATTCCCCGGAAGACTGCCGGTGCGATGACGTATGGGCTGAAACCGTCGGGCAGTTCACCGGACTGCGTGATAAAAACGGGAAAGAGATTTACGAGGGGGATATTGTAAAAACCAAAGAATATGGTATTGAAATTCCCAATGGAAAAGTAAGTTTTAACTCCGTCGGTTATGACAATTTTATTATCAATTATATTGATGGTGGATTTTGTCTATCAAATAATCACCGTTGCTTTTTATTGTGCAGAGGCAATCACCTTGAAGTCAATGGAAATATTTACGATAACCCCAATTAAATATAAGGAATAGATATGAAAACAGACCTCATTTTCTTTATTGCGATATTCATCATCGCAGTATTGTTTATCGGGCATTTCCGGTTGACATTTTCGCCGTTCAGCATATCACTTCCTTATTGGCATAGAGCTTTAGGAGTAGTTCTTATTGTTGCAGGCTGTTTGGTTTACAATATAGGGGAGAATGTAGCCGGGTATAAGAAAGGGCTTGATAACGGCATGGAAATAGTCTTGAAACAATTGAAGAAACGGTATGAACGACCAGGTGATTAATAAAGAAAAGATATTGCCAATGGTTACAAAAAAAGGCTATCTTCCCAGACAGCCAATCTTTTTTATTAACCTTAATCTAATACTATGAAAAACACATTGCAAAGGTACGGATTTGTGGGAGTTATGCAAATTATGAGCCTTTGTTCAGCCATCTTATAACATGGTTTAGCAAGCGGATATGTATGTTAACCATTAACGTAATAGATTTATAAAATTAACAAATAGTCAATGAGTAGAAATGAAAATGTCTGGACTGATGCGAAATGTGCAGCCCTTCGAGTTGAGTTCCTTACCAGTCGTGAGGAACTCTTTTTGTATGCAAAAGCCATTTATTTCGCTATGATGTGGGGTAGGGAGGTGAACGAGAAAAATCGGGTTCTTCAGGAAAAGGATAAGTCTGTTAAATAAAAGAAAGAGCCAACCCACGCACGACCATGAATCAGCTCCTCACACGATTATGATGCAAATATACTATTTACTTTTAAAATAATCGTGTTATGGAGTTGGATTTTAACAAAATAATTCGTCTTAAAAAGATTCGTATCGAAAAATCAGAACTTTCAGAGGAAGAAAATATCTTAACTTCCCCGGTTCTGAAAGATAAGAGCCTTATCCATGAAATCTATAAAATATTTGTTGAGTTGTTGAATAAGAGGGGATGTCCGCCGAATATTGACAGTGTTACCCAGCGGAAGAAGTTCATTTTCATTATCCTGTATCTGTTTTCTCCAAGTTCGCTCGCCGGTGGGAAAATGACATCAGGGTTACGTCCGGAAATAGCAAAGGTTCTTGGTGTTCAATCAGAATGTACCATTTCCGACAATTGTGCTGATGTCGTGTTTCTCTATCAGAATTATGGGGATTTCAGTGGAGATATAGAGTATCTTTACACCGAAATCGTAAATCGGTTAAGAATCAAAGGGCTAATCAATTAATGAGCCGGAGTTTAGTGCTCCGGCTTTTCTGTTCTCAAATGGTCAACAACACTTTGCAACCTATCTGCATCTTTAGGATTGAAAATAAATTCGTCAAAATCTCCATATGCACTTCGATGACCAAATATGTACTTAACAGCATGGATAATTCGTTTGAGTACATTTCTTTCGGGTTTTAAGTGTACGTTGCAATATACTTCCTTTTCATCCTCAAAATATGACATCACAATCTGATGTTCGATGCTGTTGCATTCACAAATAAAGAGTTCTTTTTTATCCATGGTTGTTTATAACATAGTTGCAACTTGCTTTTCTACGGCTGATTTAATAAAAGCGTTTATTGATATTCCAGCCTGTTGGGCGAGAATGGCAATTTTGCTATGTACCTCTGGGGAAATTCGTATGTTCAGGGAACCAGAATAACTTTTACGCGGTGTAATTCCGGCTTCCTTACAATATGCTATATAATCATCCACAGCTCCTTTAAAATCCTCTTTCAATTCAGATACAGTTTCACCTTCATACGAAATCATTGTATCTTTTGGCAAATCAAGGACTTTTCCAAATAGGCAATTATCTTCATCGCTTATCTCAATACTTCCTATGTAACCTTTGTAAGTCAATGTTTTCATATTAATTTATTTTTAGTCAGAAATTCAAATACTTGTTTCATTACATACCCTTTTACGATACTTCCTGGATGTGGCTTATGCGCAGTGTACGAGCTTTCCCCTTTTGCGAAAATGACACGTGACCCACTTGTTTTTCCTTTGTTATCTATCTTATATCCGAAAATGGAGAACAAGCGTACAAGCTCATCCCAATTAAAATCTTTTGGCTGGCTTTTAAAGCGTTCTATCAACTTCTCTTTTGTACCCATAATTTAATGGTTTATGCAAATGTAACTATTTTACAGTTGCAGAACAAGTGATTTACTGTTTTTCTTCAATCTCAGCCACAATTTTCTTTAGCTCCTCTATCGTATCGGCTTTGTAGAAGTTTTCTTTATACTGGATAAGGGCGGTGAGTTCACTATCTTCTCCTTTACAAGTGGAAGAGTTATTTGTTTCGTCTCGGAAGAAGTCAACTATATTGCAATCAATGGCGTCGGCTATCTCTTTCAACTTTTTGTAGGTGGGATTTCCTTGTAAGGTAAGAGTAAGAGTTACTCTATTTACACCCATCTTTTTTGCTACATCCTGAATGGTGTAGCCCTTTTCTTTAATGATGCTTTTTATATCCATTTCAAATGTATATTATAATAAACGGAACAAATATAATATGATAAAATCAATAATGCAATAAAAGTAGCTGTTTATTGCATCAAGAAGATTGATTTATTAATAAATATGTAATTGTATACCCTTACAATTGTGTTTTTGCTAATGTTTATTAAACAGCTACATTTTTATCTTTATTCTATTTGAAGTGTAATTATAAACCCATACATTTGCATCATCAAACAAGAAGTAATAACAATTAAAAGATATACGATTATGGCAGCATCAGTAATTAAACAAAGAACAATAGAGAAGTTCATCATGTCAGAGTTTGTACAAGGCAATTTGAACACAAAAGAACAAGTAAGCTGTATGCTCATTTTGATTCAAAAGAAGCTGGGTATGTCAGTAGAGCAAGCAAGTGACTTTATGAGAAACACAATTGGTATTAACGCTTAAATATACGATCATGGCAACAAAGAAGATTGATGAAAAGAAAACATTGAAGTATGCAGTAGCATTCTACTTCTGTACATCAGGTAAGATAAACTTCATGTTAGGCAATAAAATGTATCAGCATATAAATACTGTTTATGACCAAAGAGAAGATGGCAGAGGCTTCAATACCTGTGAAGTTGTTTATAACTACAAGGCTCAAAAATATGAGGTTCTGAATGTAGATACAGAGATAGGCAATAAAGAGATTACAATATTAAATGTTTAACCAGCAGGGTGAAATCCCTGCGCAATATAGAAGATTATGAACGTAAATGAAGTTACAGTAGGTTTGAGATATAGAGTATCAGGTGATTTGTCTAATGGTCGTAATGCAGACGGTAGTCCACGCATATCGCACGATGATGTAGTAAGAGTAATCAAGCGAATTACAGATACCCACGTGATTTTAGAGTGTGGACGTATGTTCGTCATTAACGACAATCTTAAAATAGAGAAATTCTAAGTTTAATCCGGTAGCCTTCGGGCTACCACAATATACACGATTATGAAAGCAGATTTAGTTTTAGTTATCAGCCCCGAAGCCCCACTGATGAAACAACTGGGCAAAGTATTGGGTAAGTTATGTAGTATGTGCGATTTTACCACCATAGAGAGGGGTGAAAAGTACATAACAATACAGCATGATGAAACCGGTCTTGTAGTGGCTTATACGAGTGAAGAAAGATTGAACGTAAAAATGAATTAAGAATGAAGAATGTATTAGAATCTTTGAAAGAAAGTGTCAAGAGTGGCAAAATCACAATCAGAGAGGCAGCTATAAAACTGCATAAAGCAGGGTGGACGAGTTTTGTAGACGTGGATAAAACGAAACAATTACTAGAATTATGAACTTAATAAATGTAAACGGTTGCAGCGTATGCCAGCCCGGTAAAGAGAATTACACTACCTACACAACGAAGTTAGGCAGAAAGAGAGTGAGAATGTACCAGTACGACTACCGTACTGAAAGTGGTGAACTCTTTGCTTGTTGTGCGCCTACCTTAGAGGCGTGTAGAGAAAGACGGGACAAATGGCTTAGTTCACGACAATAAGCCGATTGTCGTGTATAACGATTGAAGATATTTCGTTATCTTTGGTTGTGGTAGTACCTTTGGGGTACTATCTTTTTATAGTATAAATTTATAATGATAGAATATGAAAATTAAAGTAGAAGGAAAAGAGGTAGAGGCGTATAACCTATTAATGAGAAAAGAATATGCTATGGATATCGTATCCGGCAAGAAAACACTCGAAATAAGAGAGTTTAAATCTCATTACGTAGATATGTTCACCGATAAAGAGCAACTCAAGAAGAATGAAGAATTGCGAAAAGCAGGTAGAGTAGATGAATGCGTAGAGCCATTTAAATCTGTTTCGTACGTACGCTTCCATAATTATGACTATTCATGGATTCTTGATGTGAAGATTGATGAAATAGGGTTAAGCACAATGTGTCAAGAAGATATTGAAGAGCTTGCAGAAGCCTTTAATTTTCATGATTACGACAAAGAGTGGCAACAGTTTGAACATTTAGAGGATGATGAGAAGCCGTTGTTTTACTGGCTTCATATTAAAGAGATTGTAAGCCGAAGAGGCATATAATTCAGATAAATAGATTGTTTAACTCTTAATCACAGAGTTATGGGTGAAAATTATGCGTCCAGTATAGATCAAAAGACTGGCAAAAAAGAGTACTACCGCACTAAAGCTGATTATCTGGCTGGTCGTGCAAGGAAACAGGATTCTGCAAGAAAGCGTAGAAGCCGTATTTTAGGTTAGTATGAAAAAGGCGATAGAAATAATCAAATCAATCGCCGAAAGGACTGACAGGGTTATATTGTTTCACTCGGCATCGGGTAAAGACAGTATAGCCCTTTTAGACCTTATATCTCCTTACTTTAAAGAGGTGGTCTGTGTCTATATGTATGTCATCAAAGATTTGTCGCACATAAATCGGTACATAAATTATGCTTGTAAGAAGTACTCTAATGTGAAGTATGTTCAGATACCGCACTTTGCTCTTTGCTCATATAGGCGTATTGGATATATGGGATGCGAGAAAAACGAGAAACAGAAACTTTATAATATGGCTCAACTTACTGATATTGTCAGGGAAAAATATGGTATAGATTGGGCGTTTTTCGGTTTCAAGCAATCAGATTCCATGAACAGACGGCTAATGTTGCGCACATACGAGATGAACGGTGTCAATGAAGCGCAAAAGAAATGTTATCCACTATCTGAATATAAGAATGCTGATGTATTAGCATATATTGATAAGGTAGGTTTAATCAAACCGGAAAAGTATGGGAAATCCCAATCATCCGGGACGGATATAACAGACACTAATTACCTTCTGTTTCTTCGCAATAAATTTCCTGACGATTTAAAGAAGGTTGTTGATGTATTCCCATTGGTGGAACGAAAACTATTTGAATACGATTATGAAAGAACTAAAGCAAAGTGAGACAAGGGTCATAAAACGCTCCCAAATAAATCTCAATCCGATTAATCCTAAAAGGCATTCGGATGAGAAAGTGAAACTGCAAAAGAAAAATTTGCAGAAAGTTGGCTTTCTCGGTGGTATTGTATGGAATGAGAAGTCTGGAAATCTTATAGATGGTCATCGTAGAATAAAAGCGATGGACTTGTACTACAAATATGATGGAACTCTCAATACAGACTATGATGTAAAGGTTGAAATTGTCAATTTGGATGAGAAGACGGAAAAGGAGCAGCTTACTTATATGGCAATAGGTAACACTAAGCCGGATATTGACCTTATAGCCAATTACATTTCAGACATTGATTATTCTGATGTAGGATTGGATATTGGTGAGCTTAACGATATTCTTGCTATAAACATGGAAATTCCGTCTTTAGATGATTCGTTAGATGAATTGCTATCTCCTATACCCTCACTTGATGAGATTAAAACTCCGATTGCGGATGAAAAGACATACGAAGAGAAGAAAGAACACATGAAAGCAGTCAAACAACAGGTGAGGGAGAATGCAATTGAGAGGCAGCAGAACGAAGAAGCCTATATTATGTTGTCATTTTCCTCTTTTGAAGCAAAGTCGGATTTCTGTGACCTTCTTGAATGCAGTATTGAAGATAAGTTCGTAAAAGGTGAGGATGTGTTGAAATTAATTAAGTGACGAAAGTAACGAATACGCGCGTATGCGTGAGATTATATGGCAAAGAAACCGGACATAGAAACATTCAGGAAGGTACTCCGCAACTCTGGGGGTAATCTAACAAAGCTAGCAGCTACTTTTAAAGTGGCTCGGAAGACTGTGTATGAATGGGCTAAAGAGGATTCTGATTTCAAAGATGCCATATCAGATGAACGTGGCTCATTAGTTGATGAATGTTTAGTTTCCGCTCGTGTTCTTGCTTTAGGTATTCCCGAAAAAGATGAGAATGGAAATTTTGTAGGATGGCGTGACAGACCGGATGGAAATATGCTGCGTTATCTCCTTTCTACTCTCGGAAGGAAAGAAGGGTTTGGTGAGGTTCAAGAACTTGATGAAGATATACCAGAAAACCCTAAGCACGGCATCAACATTGATTCCTGGATTAAAGACAAGCTGAAATGATAGTACCTCAAGAAATTTACCATCCATTATACGAGGATAATGAAAAATTTATAATTCTTATCACCGGTGGGCGTGGCAGCGGAAAGTCTTTCAATGCTTCTACCTTTATTGAGCGGTTGACTTTTGAAATGACTCCCGTAGAGAAGATAGTTCATCAGATTCTTTACACTCGTTACACGATGGTTTCTGCCGGTATGTCTATCATCCCCGAAATGATGGAGAAGATAGATTTGGACGGTACCACGAAATATTTCAAGACCACAAAGACGGACATAGTCAATAAGATGACTAAGAGCCGTATCATGTTCCGGGGTATCAAGACTTCTTCCGGGAACCAGACAGCAAAACTGAAATCCATTCAAGGCATTACGACTTTCGTCTGCGATGAAGCGGAAGAGTGGACAAACGAAGATGAGTTCGACAAGATAATGCTCTCCATTCGCAAGAAGGGTATTCAGAACCGGATTATCATCATTATGAACCCGTGCGATTCCAATCACTTCATCTACAAAAAATACATTGAGAAAACTCACAAGCTGGTAGAGATTGATGGTGTGCAGGTTCAGATTTCCACTCATCCGAATGTGCTCCACATTCATACGACTTACTTTGATAATTTGGAGAATCTTTCACCGGAGTTCCTGAAAGAGGTAGATGACATGAAGGTGAGTAATCCTGAAAAGTATGCTCATGTGGTTATCGGCCGGTGGGCTGACGTTGCAGAAGGTGCCGTATTCAAGAAATGGGGCATTGTTGACGAGTTCCCGGCTTGGGCAAAGAAAATTGCTTTCGGGCAAGACTTCGGTTATACGCATGACCCGTCTGCTTCCATTCGTTGTGGTATCGTTGATAACGCCCTTTACTTGGATGAAGTGGATTACCGTACTGGATTGCTTTCTTCTGACATCATCAAGACTCTTCGCCCGTGGGGATTGAAAGTCATTGCCGACAGCGCAGACCCACGTTTGATTCAAGAGATACACAACGGAGGAATCAAGATATATGCCGTAGAGAAAGGTGCAGGCTCTATCAATGCCGGAATTGACAAAATGAAAGATATGGAGATTTATATAACCAAACGCTCGTACAACTTACAAAGCGAGTTCAGAAAGTATGTTTGGGCAAAGGATAAGGACGGGAACTATATCAACGAACCGGAAGACCATGATAATCACGGAATAGATGCTGTACGTTACTATGTATTGGGTGAGCTTCTTGGTAAGATTCAGAAGCCGAAAGATTTAACAGGAATATTCACGCATTAAAAATATAAACTATGCCATTGAATTTAGAAGAAATATTAGCACTCCCTGACATCGGGCAGAAGATAAACTATCTGAAGAAAGGTAGGAAAACTGAACTTCCCGACCGTTGCAAACTTTGGGATGATTGGAATCCGGAACGCCATGAAATCATGGTTGACGAAAAGAAATATCCGGACAGAAAGGTTCTTGAAAAAGAAGCAGAGAAGCACTTCGATGAAAAAACGGGTAAGACTTATGAAATCGAAGCAAAGTATAAGACTGAACCGGTGAACCGTATCTCCATTCCATTGGAACAAGATATAGTGAATATTCAAACAGCTTTCACGGTCGGCACAGAACCGTCTATGGATTGCACTCCGACTGATGATGATGAAAAGAAGCTGCTGGATGCGGTCAAAGCTGTATTCAAGTCTAATAAAATCAAATATCAGAACAAGAAGATTGTCCGTGCCTGGCTCTCCGAACAGGAAGCGGCAGAATATTGGTATGTTACCGATGATGATTCGTTTTGGGCAAAGTTTTGGAAGAAAATAAAGACTACCTTCGGGGGGAAGGTAAAACCCACCAAGAAACTGAAAAGCGTGTTATGGTCTCCATTCAGAGGTGATAAGCTATACCCGTTCTTTAACGACGAAGGTAAAATGATTGCTTTCTCACGTGAGTACAAGAAGAAGCTCATGGATGATTCGGAGGTCATCTGCTTTATGACTATCACGGACAAAATGGTTTATCAATGGGATTTGTCTAAAGGGTATGAAGAAAGAACGCCTTTTGCTCATGGATTCCCAAAACTACCGGTTCTCTATGCTTATCGTCCAGAACCTTATTGCAAGAAGATAAAGACATTCCGTGTCCGGCTGGAAAAACTGTTATCCAATTATGCTGATTGCATCGATTATCATTTCTTCCCATTGCTGAAGCTAATTGGAGATGTAGAGGGTTTCATGGGTAAGGTTAAGGATAGAATGGTCAAACTTACAGGTGAAGGTGCGGATGCTCAATATCTGACATGGAACCAAGTTCCGGATACGGTACGTTTTGAAGCAGAAACACTCACCAATATGGCTTATGATATGTCAAACACTCCAAGAATATCCTTTGAGACGTTGAAGGGGGTAGGCAAAGCATCAGGGACCGCTTTCCGCTTTATGTTCATGGGCGCACATATGGCGGTAGAAAATCACGGTGAGGCTATCGGTGAGTTCTTGCAGCGGAGAGTAAATTTTATTGTTTCCGCTTTAGGCTCTATCAATCCAACCGAGTTTAGCAAGGCATCGCAAACCATTGACATAGAGACAGAACTGGTTCCATATATGATTGATGATTTGAATGATAAGGTGACTACTGCGGTTTCCGCTGTCAGTGGTGGCATCTGGTCAACGCGTGAGGGAATCATGTTTGCCGGGAATGCTGATAGGGTAGAAGAGGAGCTTGCAGAAATCAAGGAGGAACAAGGGGCAAAGAATAACAATGCAGTGTCTCCTAACTCCAAAGGATAATTCATTACTTCATGTTCTTATCGTACTATTGAGCGGAGCTAATTTAGTTCCGCTTTTTTATTGCTAAATTCTATATTATAGAATATATTCTCTGGAAAAATTTTATAATTCAAAATTAATTCATATTTTTGCATCAAACAAAAGAGGTATGAGGATTGTATCACATAAGAAATTGAAAGAGTTCTACGAGACGAAAGGCTATGAAGATTCACGCATAGCCTTAGAACGTTGGTATGATATAGTGGAAAAAGCTGAATGGAAGAACCTATCAGACATTAAAGTGGATTTTCTTTCTGCTGACTATGTAGGCAACCAACACTACGTTTTCAATATCAGAGGCAACAACTATCGGTTGGTTGTCGTTGTTAAGTTTACAATTGGGTACGTCTTCATTCGCTGGGTTGGTACTCATAAAGATTACGATAAGATAGATTGTTCAACCATTTAAGAGATAGAAGTATGAATAAAGTAACGAAAGAACAGTATGAATTTGCTTTGGCGAGAGTGGAGGAACTTCTGCCATTGGTTGATGACAATACGCCTTCAAATGATAAGAATGCGGTGGAGCTTACAGTTATGTCCGATGTTGTGATAGCATACGAAAAAGAACATTATCCGATAGAAAAACCGACTGTTGCGGAATTGATAGAGTTATCCCTTGAAGAGAAAGGGATGAGTCAAAAGCAACTTGCTGGTGAGATTGGAATAAGTCCATCGCGTGTGAATGACTATATCTCCGGACGTTCGGAACCGACCCTCAAAATTGCGAGGTTGCTATGTCGAGTGCTGAATATACCTCCGGCCGCAATGTTGGGATTCTAATCCAAAATACAAATATGAAAAAGAGAAAGAAAATAGTATTACTACTAGGTGCAGGTTTTCCTGTAGCATGGGGAGCTCCATTTTCCAAAGATATTCTTGATAGAATAATTGAAGATAAAGAATATATGTATGATAGTAATACAACTTGGGGTAAATTTATATTTGATACATTAAAATCTTTTTATGAAGAGGAGGACGGAGTCACTGTTAATTTCGAGACAGTGATTGCTGCATCGGAATCTATAATGAATTATGTTATAGCGTCAACCAATGAAAACAGGAATTCGTATAATACGTCATTTACTCCTGCTGTTAATGTCCTAATAGACTCCATCCAGCAAAAACTAAATGAGATATCTGATAAATTAGAGAAAAGGAGGCATTTTTATTCTATATACAAACATTTTGTGGATATTGTTATTCAACTCATTAAGGAATATGATGAAAAAGCTTGTGCTGCTGAGTATAAACTGCTAAATGAAAGATTGAACGAATTTATTGAATCTTTATTGAACAAGAAATATTCAGTAAAAATATATACCACAAATTATGACGCTATGATACCTCAGATTCTTTCAAAGCGTAAAATATATATGGGGGAACATTTGTTATCTGATTATAGTATTGTTTATAAAGCTGATTATTTAAGAAATAAAGACTCTCATTTAAGTTACTTTTACCTACATGGCTCTATCTATTGGACTTTTAAATTTGTAGAGAATAAATATAGAGTTGTAAAATCTACGATAACTGGAGAGGTGCAATCCTTAACTGCTCAAGGCGGAAATCCGAGTGAGAATTTAATTTTTAGCCCGATAATTGTTGGGTATACTAAGACTCAAAGAAGTCTAATGAATCCTTTTAATATCGGATTTACTAATTTTGCAAATGATTGTAATGATTGCAATAAGTTGCTAACAATAGGGTATTCGTTTTCTGATCCACATATTAATTCTATAATTCAAACTAATGTAGACTTTAATAAAGTTCGGCTTGCATATATAGGATTCGTTGAAAGGTTTGAAGGTTCTTCAGAGTATACGAAAATAGATTACTTCATAAGAAGATTGTATAAAAAAAACGAGGATGAAAGTTGGTTCAACTCAATTAATAATAATTTTGTTGCATATAAAAAAGGGTTTTCTAATTTTATAGAGAATAGAGATAATTGGACTAAGATTTAAAGATTGCTAGCATAAAAAAGGCGTGATTCACTCAGTTTCACGCTTTTTTTATACTCATTTCCCACAATCACCTGATTGTGGTTTTCTACCACTCCAATTATTCCCCTTTCATTCACTTACTGACTACTTTATATACCGTATTTACGACAATGGATTGATTGTCGTGAATGGGAAGCCTAAATATTTATCAGTCATCTGTATTGGTAGTATTTTTATTTCCGCAAATTGAATCTCAAATTTTAATTCATACGGTATGACAATCTTAGAACAAATTTTGGCAGGGCTGCAACAGAAGTTTACTGGGGTGGACACTGCTATCTTAACCCGAATCGCTACTAAAAAAGCAGAGGGTGTAACGGACGAGACAAAGGTAAACTCAATTGTTGAGGGTATCAGTTTTTCGGACGTGCTTAACTCCTATGGTGATTTCCGTGCCGGGGATGCTTCCAAGACCGCAGTTTCCAACTACGAAAAGAAACATAACCTTAAAGACGGTAAGTCAATTGAGAATCCTAATCCCAATCCTAACCCTAATCTGAAGCTGGAAGATAAGACGGACGACATGGCGGCTATTATTGCTAACGCAGTGAGTGCAGCCGTTAAACCTCTTTCTGATAAGCTCGCTCAATTCGAGACAGAGAAGTTACAAGCTACCCGGCAGGAGCAGATTATGGCAAAGGCAAAGGAGTATGGTATTCCCGAAAACTACGCCAAACGATGCGCCATTAAGGACGATGAGGACTTGGACGCATACTTCAAGGACTTGAAGCAGGAGTTCGCAAATGACGGCTTCAAAGGCGTAACCCCTCCCGAATCAGCGGAAGAGAAGATTGAGAAAGAATCTGAATCTATCGCTAAAATGATTGATGAGGGTACGAAAACTATTGTTGAACAAAACAAGAATTAATTATGTCAGCAGGATTTAAGTATGACTTGGTTCCACCCGTTGAGCAAGAGGAACGCTACGATGTCCAGACCGGCATTCGTAGACGTGGTCCGTTCAAACTCGACACGCAGAACCTGGTAGTGGGAAGTTTTCTTCCCGGATTTACACCGATTTGTGCGGACTTGAAAAACAAGTTCGCTTATGCGGTAATCAATGTGAGAGTTGCGGAAGCCTATACCACTGGTGGAGAGGCTTTGTCTATCAAAGTAGCTAAGAACTCTTTGGCTTATGTGGGTATGTTTGTCGGAAACGGCAAGAAAGGTGCAGAAGTAACGGCAATTGATAAGTCTAATGCCAACTACGATGTATTGACTATCAAGGCTGCTTTTGGTGAGAATATTGCCAAAGATGCTGTATTATTCAATGCGGTTGCAGTTGATGGTTTAAAGCAAAAGCATGTGGCTAATTCGGCTCTGTTTAACCGTACAAAGGTTGAGGACGGAATCACATTGGTTTCATTGCTTCGTACAGCCGCAGAAATTGAACCCTCAAAATTGGTTATGCCGTTCTCCGAGAACGATAAAGCCAACATGAAGGGATGGTTTGAATTTAACGAGTAAGGAGGTAGGATATGTTTTTAACGATTCAAACATTATTCGATGATGCGAACATTGTTTCCGCTATCATCAGACGTGTGAACCAGACACGCACGGACACAATCTATTGGCAGCAGTATCTTACTTTCCGCAGAGTGACTACTCGTGTGTTCAAAGACTATATCGGTTCTGTAACTGGAGTTTTGGCCGGATCCATCAATTCGCGTTTTGGAGAGAAACCCATCCGTGAACGTCGGAACATCGGTTCCGGATATGGTGAGATTGCCTATTTGGGTGATGCTTATCAGATGTCTATTGACCGTCTTTCTGAATTGCAGGATTTGATTGACAAGTTCAATGCCGCTAAGCCAGCCGACCAAAAGGCTGCAATGGAAGAGATTGTAAACTTCCTGGCAGACGACTACCGTCAGATTACCCTTGCCGCCCACAAGCGTATGGATATTATTGTCGGTGCGCTGTTGATGCTTGGTGAAGCCACCGTTTACAACAAAGACGCTGCAATCACTTCCGGTCAGACCAATAATAAACTGCTGGAGATTACCCTTCCGTTCAATTTTATCAAGCCGAAAAGTGGAGATGTGGTTGTGGACGGAAAGAATATGTTTATCTCTTATTTGAGAGAGAAACTTCATTCCTTGGCACCGGACTATGGCGTTTATGCCAAGATGATAATGACCCGTGCAACCTTCAACAAGAATGTGCTTGGCTCTTCTGAATTTGGTGAGCAGTACAAGATGATTCTCGGCAGCAACGAAATGAAGTTGAGTACGGGTTTGATTTCTTCTTCGTTGGCTTCCGAAGTGTTCACCGGCATCGGTCTGCCTCGCATCGAAATCAAGGAGGACTACGTGAAAGACCAGACGGGAAAGAATGTGCAGATTTACGCGGATAACCGTATTACTCTGTTACCTTCTGACAACATTGGTTATATGCGCCATCATACCCCGTATGAAGCGACAGACCCAGTACAAGGACGTACTTATATCCCGTCAGAGGGGCAGATGCTTATCTCCAACTACCGTGATAAGAACGGTCGCTACATGGAATATACGGCAGAGTGGATTCCGCAGATTTCCAACCCGGACTTGATAACCAATTTCGATTTGAACGAAATTGCATCCATCCAATCAGCATAAGGGGGTAGGATATGAAAGTAAAGGTTATATCAGTTTTCCGCGACAAGTTCACCGGAAAGTATTACACTCCCGGTGAAGTGATTGAAGTCGGTGAGGAAGCCCGTGTGCTGGATATGGAAAGCCGCAGACTTGCTGAACGGATTGAGGCAAAAAATCCCGAAGTGAAAGCCCCTGAAGAAAAGAAAGAGGTGAAAATTTCCCTCTTTGAAAAGGAGTTTGAGAAGAAGGCTTTGGTTGACGCTTTGAAGTCTATCGGTGCGCAGGCTTCCGGCAATATGAAAGAGGAAACTCTTTTGTCTAAGGTTTCAGAACTGGATGAAGAATCAACAGCCAAACTGAAAGAAGCATTAGGTATCGAGTAAAAGGATAGGGTATTGCTTCTACCCTTCCATTGTCTAATTTTATAAATCAGAAAAGAAATGAAGAATTTTATTTTTGCCATGTGTGGTTTTTTGATGATGTCTTTGGTCTCGTTGAGCGTGCAGGCATCAAGTGTGGAATCTCCCAAGTGTGAATATGTGAATCCATCGGTTAATGCCGGTTTGTCGGATATTCAGTCTATCACTTTGGAAACGGCTCCGGCTGATTGTGTTGTACTAACCATGCCACAGACTATATTCTTGGTTGCAAATAACCCGGCTATGATGTGTTCGATGAAAGAGGAAGCGGCTATTCAAGGGATACGAATTAATGTTCCCAAATGCCCGTTCAGATACATCTATAAATCAAAGTATTGCACGCATTATAGCTATACCGCATATAGTAAACTGATTACACCATATTGATTGATAACAGTCATGAGTAACAAGGAGTTTGTATTAAGCGTATTTGATAAGAATCCCCCGTCTAATCTTGTAGTTGAAAATATACTTTCAAGAACGGGATTGGATGGCGAAGAACCTTTTGCCGAGGAAAATAGGGCAAGATTAGAGGTCGCTTGTGCCAAGCAAATTCCGTGGATGATACAAAATCCATCTTCGGTCAGCGAAAGCGGATTTTCTGTGTCTTGGTCTAATTATGTTGATAGCCTAATGAAATTGTACTCATGGCTGTGTAAGCAGTACGGCTTGAAAGACGGACTGAGTAACAAACCTAAAGTGACTTTTTTATGATATTCGCTCCACACATATTGCAGGTAAAAGTTATCACCCCGATGGATAAGGATGAGTTTGGCAGACCTATTCCTGGAACAGGTGGTGAATACTGGCAGGAGGTATGCAAGTGCCGTTGTGATGATAACACTACCAAAGAGTTTTCATCTGATAACGGCTCTGTATATCGTCCGAACTACCATGTTGTATGTGAAAAGAGAATCACTGTTAAGGCAGGGCAGGAGGTGCGCTGCATGGACGGGGAGAGCGTAAGAGGGCAAGGCAAGGTCTATACGGTGAAGAATACTAACTATTTTAATTATTCGGAACTATGGATGTAGATTTTGATTTCTCGGATGTCGAGCAGTTCTTTCAAGACGGAGAATGGGAAGTCGAGAAAAAGATGATTGATGTGGGTGATGAAGCCGTGAAGCACGCAGAGGAACATGGCAATTATCAAGACCATACATTGACTTTGAGAACGTCCAATGATTACGATGTTGATAAAGATGGTTTGACGCTGAAAAACGAAGCAGAATATGCTTCATTCGTGGAATCCAAAGGGTTTGATGTTTTGAGTAGTGCCGCTTTGTATGCGGAGAAACGATTAAAAGAAGAGTTTGAGAAATGAAAAGAATATTCAAGTATGAATTGATTGTCGCAGACCATTCAAAACTATGTCTGCCTATCGGGTCGAGGATATTGTCTGTTCAAGTACAACGAGGTACTGTTTGCTTGTGGGCTATCGTAGATGAATATCAGAAAGAATTGTGCTTTGTGGATATTTATATGTACGGAACGGGGCAACACGTATCAGATGCAGATTTGGCTGGAAAAAGATTTGCCGGAACGGTTCAACTTGGAGATTTGGTTTGTCACGTATTTCTCGAATATGACGAAAACGTCCAATATTTGATAGTATGATAGTAACTACCGACATAGGAAACATTCTCTACCGGGATTGCAAGGCTTTCGGGATAGGTATAGTGCCAGCAGGAGAAACACTGACGGGTGAATTGACCTCTGAAAGAATCGTTATCCACACGAAGAAACAACAGCCGGGAAAGTATTGGAAGAAGTCTTTCGCAGAAGTGAATCTATGTGTACCCAATTTAAGCGAGGATGAAGCGAACACAATCCGGCTTAACGAACTTGAAAGAAAGGCTGGCAAGCTGCTTGATGATGTAGTAAGCACCTATGACGGTACAACCTATCGTTACTCTATTGAATCAATTGGCACGGAAGCGGATACAGCTTTGAAATGCCATTACGTGAATGTGAGAATTTTATTTGAAGTAATAAATGTAAAACTATAAGATTATGATTTCAGCAGTAGGAATAAAAAGAATCTTGTTTGCCGACATTGATAAGGTAACGGCAGACATTACCCCCGAAATCGCAAAGACTTTGATTCAAGCCGCTATCAAAGCAAAGGATGAGGTTTTGAATGTACACGGGGAAACGTGGCAGATTGAGGAAACGGAAGCCTCCGTCACTGGGTACAAGAACCAATTAACGGGAAAGAATTACCGTTACGATGATGTGCCGGGAGAAGTATCACCCACTTTCTCTATCGGACAATATGACTGGAAGACAAAGAAAGCGTTCATGGGTGGCGATGTTATTCAGGCAACATCTAAAGATGTAGGTTGGAAGCGTGCTTTGGATAAAGTGGTCATTAACAAAACATTGTTCTGTCTGACCGATGATGATGTCTGGTTCATCTTCCCCAAATGCCGTATTGTTTCCCGTGAAGCCAATACGGATAAGGCAATTGCAATCGCTGTAAAAGGCTTGGTGCAGGAACCGGGAATTGAAGGCGTTTCTTCTGAGTATAACTACGAAGAGGGGCAGATTAAAGCTTTGCAGGCATGAACTACAGTAACCATTGTACCTACTCCTTCCGATGCGACCGTAAAGCTGGACGGTGCAACGGTCAAGTCAAAGCAGGTGAATGCTGGGGCTACCGTTCACTATGAAGTGTCGAAAGTGGGGTACGTCACTCAGTCAGGAGATATTAAAACCACTCCTTCTGAAGTTGATACCACTCTTAAAAAAGAGATAACATTGGTAAAAGCACAAGAGTGATAACCGGGGGATGGATATATACCATTCCCCCTTTTAGTTTAAGAATATGAATCAAGCAGCAAAAACGGTTTCTGATGCTTTGTTAGGGCTGGATTTCAAGAATGTGGAGATAGGAGGGATGGTTTATACCATTAAACCTCCTACAATTAAAATTATCTGTCGTGCCATTCATCATTTTTCCGATATCGCCCTGAGAGGAGATAATATCATGGAGGCTATTAAAGAGCTTCCTGAAGCTACTGAAGATATGCTGAAAGGTATTTCATGCTTCATCTGCGGGAATGATAGTTTGGTCAAAGAATTGGAGAACGGCACTTTTGAAGAAGTCAAAGATGCCTTGGAAGTCTGTTTCTCTATGATGGATATATCGGCTTTTCAGTGTGTCAGCTCGATGAGGAACGTGTCGATGCTGGCAGCAAGACCGAAACAGTAGGAAACACAACGTTCTTCGGGCAGATAGCCCATTTGATTGATACGCTTCATCTGGGTTATACAGAAGTGTTTGAGATTATCCCTTATAGGAATCTGTTGATGATGCAACGGGATAAACTTCATAGTGTCAGTGGTCAAAAGGTGAATAGAATCAGTGGTAAGGAATTGGCTAATCGTAGGAAAAAGAAATAGATATGGCGAAATTATATTTTAAGGTAAATAGTGACTGGGAAGAAGTTGTAAGGCTTCGTAATGAAATCGCGAAACTGAAACAGGAATTGATGAACATGGACGGTACGCAGTCCCCTGCTGCCTTCAAGGCTCTGAATGTTCAACTTGCTGCGTCCAATCAAAGATTGGATGAGTTGGTAACTAATGCTGCTAAAGCTGGAGCCGTGATGGAGAATGATTTGAAACGCAAGATTAACAATACGGCTAAAGCTTCTGATGAATTATCGGAAGAAATAATCAAGCAGCATAAAATCATTCGTGAAACACAGGAAGATATCAGGCTGTTATCCGAACAATATTCCAAAATGGGTAAATATTCTCCGCAGTCTGTATCAACACTGAACCAGCTCAACAAAGCTAAAGTCGCATTGAACGAACAACGATATGCTTTAGGCGAATTACAAGACCAGCAGGCAAGAAACCGTTTAGAGGTACGCAAACTCACGAGAGAGTATAAGAAATTTACCGATGGAGCAACCAATGCTGACGTTGTAGTAAAATCTCTGACTGATTCTTTAAAACGTACAGCAGCCGAAATAGGTGGACTAATGGCGATAAAGAAATTTGGTTCTGATGTGATTGATGCAACAGGAAAAATGCAGCAATTACAGGTTGCCCTTTCCACGATTCTGCAAAGTAAATCACAGGCAGACCAACTTGTCGGGGAAATTATACAATTTGCCGCCAAAACTCCGTTCGACTTGGATGACGTAGCAACCGGAGCAAAACAGTTATTGGCGTATGGCTCATCAGCCGACAAGGTTGTGGATGAACTGTCTATGCTTGGCGATGTAGCTTCAGGATTGCAGATTCCTATCGGGCAGCTTATCTACTTGTATGGAACACTGAGAACGCAAGGTAGAGCTATGACGGTAGATATTCGGCAGTTCGCAGGTCGCGGTATTCCTATCTATGAAGAATTGGCAAAAGTGCTTGGCGTGGCAAAAGACCAAGTAGGGGCATTGGTAACAGAAGGGAAAGTCGGTTTTGCGGAAGTTGAACAGGCATTCAAGAATATGACAAGTGAGGGTGGTAAATTTAACAACCTCATGGAAAACTCTGCCGGAACGTGGCCGCAAAGGTTATCCAATATCCAAGATACTTTATTCCAAAAGCTGAATGACTTTGGCAACAAGTACAAGGAAGTCTTTGAATTTGGCATTGGTACGACTGAAAATTTGGTAGAAAGTCTTGATGATGTCATTTCTGTAATAGGCAGTTTGATTGCGGCCTATGGAGCGTATAAAGCGGCTTTGATAGCTGTTGCTGCATGGCAAAAAGCAAGTAGCCTTTTAGTCCTGACTAAAAATTTTATTAGCTTAGCGAAAGGGGTGAATGTTGCGACAGCTGCAATGAAAGCATTCAACATTACCTCTAAAGCGAACTTGTTCGGTGCTTTATTATCTGTTATAGCAGGTGTCACAACTGCCATATATATGTTTAGCAAGCGGACACAAGAAGCTACGGCGGCACAAGAAGCACTTTCTAACGTAAACAAGAAAGCAGATGAGGAATTTAGTAAGCAAGCTGCTACTATTGATAGACTGAATAGTGTCTTGAGAAGCGAAACTTCCTCTATTGACCAAAAGAAGAAAGCCTTATCTGAATTACAGTCAATTATTCCAAATTACAATGCCAACCTTAACGAGGAAGGCAAGTTAATAAACAATAATACCGAAGCTATCAAAGCCTATCTGACCCAGTTGGAAAAGCAGATTAAACTGAAAGCCGCACAGGAGGAATTGGAAGAACTCTATCGTAAAAAGCGTTTACAAGAAAAAGACGTTCAAACCCAACAGACGAACTATGAACAAGTAAAAAGACAAAATCCTATCGGAGTCGTATATGGTGGTGATGCTGGTATTGAGGCACAACGGCATTCATTAAACCGAATATCCAATGCAGAGAAAGCTTTGGATAAAGCTAATGACAAATTGAAAGATACACAAGCTCAAATTGAAGTTGTCGAAAAAGAAATAGAGCAGTCCTCTTTGTCCTCAAAAAATGATTTACCTCAATCCAATATATCAAAAGAAATCAAGGACGCTACCAATAGAATAAAGACTCTTAAACAAGAGATAGCCGACCTTCGTAGTGGAAAAATACAAACTGAGGAAGGCAAAACAGTTGAATCTGTAATTGAAGCTAAAACAAAAGATTTACAACAAGCAGAAAAGTCCTTGGAGACATTGACAGGTGTAAAGCAAGATAAGGGTTTGCACAATAACCGGCTCAAACAGCAGGAACAGCTTGCCGAACAGCTTCTCTCCCTCCGACGGAAGAACCTGCAGGATGAAATCAACCTCATGGAAGAGGGTACGGAAAAGAAGCTGGCGCAGATTGACCTGGACTACCGGAAAGAGCTTGATGCAATAGAAGCAGCCCGTGAAAAGGCAAGGAAGGACGGTACATACGGACAACAGTCCCCCTTGCTTGACGAAGCCGAGGAGAATGCCTTCAAGAAGTATCAGCGAGATGTGGCGGAAACGGGCAACATGGATGCGGAAACGGAAGCCATGAACCGCTATCTGAAGGAATACGGCACATTCCAGCAGAAGAAAGAAGCCATCGCCAAAGAATATAGCGAAAAGATAGCCAAAGCCGCCACCGAGGGTGACAGGATGATGCTCCAGAAGGAGATGGAGGAAGCCGTCTCTTCCCTCAACATGGACAAGCTGAAGGAAGAAATCAACTGGGAGATGGTGTTCGGGGACTTGAGCAAGGTGTCCAAGAAATCGCTTGAACAGGTGGGACAGCAGCTGAAAGCGTTCAAAAACTCGGACGAGTACAAGAACATGGCTGTAGACCAGAAAAAAGTGGTTGACGAAGCCCTGAACAACATCCAGAGCGTCATCATCGACAAAGGCGGCCTGCTCGGCGACCTGCCGGAACAGCTGGAAGCGCTCCGCATTGCACAAGAAGAACTGAACAAGGCGCAGGAGGAATACAACAAGGCGCTTGAAGGTGGCACGGAAGCCGAAAAGGAAGCTGCCCTCAAAAAGAAAAACAATGCAGAACAGAATGTCCGGAACAAAGAAGTGAACGTGACCAAGAGCGCGGACAAGACCAAGCAGAATTTAACGACGCTGGCCGACACCATCACCCAGCTTGGAAGCTCGTCTGAAATGTCGCTGTCGCAAGTCGGCAGTCTGGCATCCGGCCTTATCGACACATTCTCGGAAGCGGGGAGTAAGATTGGTGGAATCGTAGGTTCTGCACTTTCCTTGCTTGACGCCATTGGCAAGCAGGGGCTTGATGGATTTGTAGGTAACGTTTTCAATTCAATATTCAATGCGGCTTATAGCTCATGGGACACCATTTTCGGTTGGACAGGCCTTGACTTTGGAGGTGACAGCGACGAGACACTTCATGAAGATGTCGAAAGGCTTACTGTCTCCAACCAGGACTTAAAGATGGCCGTCGATAATCTTGCCGACAAAATGGAGGATGCCGCAGTGGCAGACGCTCCGGAGCTGTACGAGCAACAGAAGGAAAACATCAGGCAATCCATGCTCAATACACAGGAGATGATGCAACGTTCCGGTGCCGCATACAGCAATGGATTCCTGGGCATGGGAGGCACCCACTCCAGCAACAAGAAGATAGACGATGCGATGTCCGCTTCTGATTGGCAGCGAATCAGCGAGATAGTCGGACGTACCATTGACAGCGCAGGCGACTTCTGGAGCCTGACCAGTGAGGAAATGTACAATGTGGCGAACGAAGCCACCGATTTGTATTCCAAAATCAAGTCTTATGCCGATGACGGACACGAAAATGCCGCACAATACATGGACGAATATATCCAATATTGGCAAGAGCTGGAGGAGCTGGAAAAGGCATATTACGAGAAAATGACTTCCGTTTCATTCGATACGGTACGCAGTGATTTCAAGAGCATGCTCCTCGACATGGAGTCCGATGCCGAAGATTTCGCCAAGTCTTTTGAGGGAATGATGCAGGAAGCCGTCATTGAATCCATGATTTCAGACACATACGCCAAGAGACTGGAGGATTGGTATAAGAATTTCGGTGAAGCGATGAAAGGCGGACTGGACAAAAATGAGCAGGCTGGCTTGAAAAATGATTGGGACGATATCGTTGCAGATGCGCTTGAAGAAAGGGATGCCCTGATGGCGGCTATGGGTTGGGACAAGACATCATCTGCCACCCAACAGTCCGCGAGCAGCAAGGGATTCCAAGCCATGTCCCAAGACACCGGAGAGGAATTGAACGGACGTTTTACCGCGCTGCAAGTCACCGGGGAAGAGATAAAGAACCAGAATGTCGCCCAATCTCAATCGCTCAATCTGCTGACAGCAAAAGCCGATGATATATTCCGTGTGAACACCGAGGTCCGTAATATCGCCGATGACACGAGAGACTTGATAGCGCAATCCTATCTTGAATTGGTACAGATTTCAGAAAATACAGGGGCAATCGTCAAACCTATTCAACAGATGCAAAGAGATATAGCAGAAGTTAAAAAGAATACAGCAAAATTATAGTCTATGAATGAATTATTAATTAATGGCGAAAACGCTTATACAACATGGGGTGTGAGAATGGGAGATGGGTTTCTTGATGTACTTGGTGCATCATCACCCATGAAAGAATTTATAGAGAATAAGTCCCGGTTAGAACATGGAAAACGTGTGATAATCAATAATCCTAAAGTCGATGAGAGGGAAATAACACTTTCTTTTACAATTGAAGGAAATTCCCAGTCCGATTATCAATCAAAGAAAAAAGCTTTCTTCGATGAGCTTTATAAAGGCAAGATTGATATTCAAGTCCCGGCTAATAGTAGCGAGATTTATCATCTGATTTATCTCGGTAAAAGTATCACTTACGCACAGGGTTTAGACCGAACTTTCGGAAAAATTTCAGCCAAGTTCAACGAACCGAATCCGGCAAACAGAACCTAATTCACGACATTGGTTCTATTGTCGTGAATGTGAGTGCTCAAAATTGGGCACTCTTTTTTTTATCTCCGAACTTTGAAGACGTGGAACAAATCGACATCAAAGACATATCCGGTGCTATCCTGCTTACTACCCTTCCCAATGAAGGCTGCAAGCGTAAGTTTACTCTTATGAAGGAGGACTACATCACGTTAAAGTTCTCCTTGGAGAGTCCTATATTCTTCAAACTTGGTTCATACGTGGAGTGCGACTTCGGGCTGTTCGAGGTGTGCGACTTGCAGAAGCCGGTATTCAACACCGATAACGCAGGCTACGACTATGAGTTGCAGCTTGACGCCCACTACTGGAAATGGAAAAACAAAATCTTTAAATATACCCCCGAAGTGGCCGGGCAGGAAGCGTCCTGGAATCTCACCGCTTCACTTGATGTTCAAGCCGGTATAGTCCTTAGAAATTTAAAAGCTCTTGGTTACAAATACAAAGGACAAGATTTTGTTTTCTCCATTGACAGCACTGTAGAGAATAAGGCGCTACTGATGACTTATGACAACATCAACATCCTTGACGCCTGCTTCTCTATGGCAAAGAAATGGGATTGCGAATGCTGGGTGACTGAAAACATCATCCATTTCGGACGTTGTGAGTCTGGCGATGCGGTGGATTTCGAGATTGGGAAAAACGTGCAGGAAATGCCACGATCAGAATCCCGGTCCACCTACGCCACCCGTATCTATGCTTTCGGCTCAACAAAGAATATCCCATCTGACTACCGCCCCGTTGATGAGACTGTAGTGCTGAACGGCGTGGTGCAAAAACGCTTAATGTTGCCCGAAGGAACTCCGTATATAGACGCTTATCCCGATATGACCACCGAGGAAGCCATTGAACAAGTGGTTATCTTCGATGATGTCTATCCCCGAAGGGTCGGCACGATGTCGGACATTACCATCAAGGAATACACTGACAAAATAGAAAATGCCGACGGGACTACCACTGAAAAGAAGTGGAATGCCTACCGCTTCAAGGATACTGGCATTACCTTCTCAAAGGACTATATCCTTCCCGGCAAGGAATTGAAAATCACTTTCCAATCCGGCAAGTTGAATGGTATGGAATTCGCTGTGACATTCGACCCTGAGGGAAAGCCGGAGAAACTGGGGAATGGTGGCTGGAACCCTGAGGCACAGCTTTGGGAGATAGTCAGGAATGAGGACTACGGCAGACCGCTTCCAGATGGAGCGCTTATCCCCGAAAATGGTGATACTTACATCTTATCAGGCTGGAATTCCATGAAGATAACTGAAATGGGGCTGGTAGCAGAAGCACAGTTGGAATTAAAGGACAAAGCCGATAAGTACGTTGCCAAGTCTAAGATAGACCCTTCTACATATAACTGTAAGATGATGTCGGATGTCGCATACAGTGAGGACGGCATTCACAACCTCTACAGCATCGGTCAAAAGGTCAACCTTATCAACAAGGCCTATTTCGAGAACGGAAGGCAGTCAAGGATTATCGGATTTGAATTCAATCTTGACCTGCCTTATGATTCCCCTATATATACTGTCGGGGAAACCGCTGCCTATTCCCGTATTGGGGAGCTGGAGGAGAAGGTTGAGAGCCTTACTCTGAAGGGACAGACCTATACGGGCAGCGGTAGTAGTGGCGTGTATGTGATAAGAAGGAATGACTCTACACCGGCCACGGATAATAACGTGTTTTCGGCTTTGCGTTCCTTGGCTATGTTCCTTCGAAAAGACCAGGCTGACGGCACTCCCTTCCCCATAACCTTCGGAGATTGGGTCAAGTTCGGCGAGTTCATCACTGGTATTTCCGGAGGGTGCATCGACAAGAATGGCATCCTTGAAATGGAAGAGGGCATATTCCGCAAACGTGTGTTTGTTCCGGAGATTGCCTATAACCGTGTGACCTATTTCAAAGGCAGGATGTGCGCCTCTCCCGGAGGTGGATGTACGGTCAAGGAATGGAGCGACAACGGTGACGGTAGCTATACGATTACACCCGATTTGACGGATGCCGATGGACTGAGCCAGTTTGTCGATGACATTCTGACCACCTACTTCGTCACCAAGTCACCTGAAGGCAAGTTGCAGGGGTTCGAGGAGATGAAGTTCCGGGTGACTTCCGCCGATTACACTGCCAAGACATTCGTCATGACGCCGAAGCCAGGTACTGACTGGAAGCCTGGGGAATCTATGGTACTTGCCCAGACGGGTAACTTTACAGATGAGGATAGGCAGACGTACATCCTGATTGATACGGTTAACGGCAACAACTGTATTACTTTCTTCGACCACGCTAATACATGGGATGTCGAGCCTGCACAAGAGATGTCGTGGATTGGCAAGAAGAAAGGCCGTACCGTACATGGCATTCCGGCTGACAACTACTCGGCAGTTTTTCGCCACGTCATCATGTCCGGCAAGATATTCCAGGTGGATGACATCACCGGCGAGGCTTTCCGGGTGCCGCTATTCAAGGGGACGTGGAAAAAGGGTGAGAAGTATGCCTATTACGATGAGGTGACGCATAACGGCAGTTCATGGATATGTGTCAATGAGAAAGGCACGTCTACAGAACCGGCAGACGGCAATGCCGACTGGCTGAAATATGCGGCAAAGGGAGAAAGCGGCAAGGGTATCAAGTCTACCGATGTGGAATACGCGATATCGGTGTCTAATGTCATTGCCCCGGTGGACGGTTGGCAGACTACCTCCCCTGAATGGGAAGCCGGCAAGTATATCTGGTCCCGGACGAAGATTGTCTATTCTGATGACGAAGTCAAGTACACCCAAGCGGCTTGTATCAGTGGTGGGCAGGGAGCCGACGGCAAGGGCATCAAGTCCATTACCGAAGAATACTACCTATCCTCTTCATCGGCCACCACAACCGGAGGCGAGTGGCAGACTACCTCTCCGGCGTGGAAAAACGGCTGGTATATCTGGACCCGGACAAGGATAGTCTTTACTGACGATACTTCCACCACAACGAACGCCATCTGTGTGACTGGCAGCAAGGGTGCAGACGGTACAAGCATTACCAATTGCGGTGACTGGCAGACCGGCAAGCATATACCTTACATGGGTATTACCAAGATGGCCGGACGTGTGTTTTTATGTGTCGCTCCTGATGGTACCGACAATCCTCCGATGTGGACTCAGACGACCAATGAGGGAAGACGCATCCTGCAGACGCAGAACGGTGGCAAATCCTACGGTTATACCATTACCGGGGACTTGAATACGGCTGAGTATGAGCTGCTGGTGGAGAACGGCCAGGATGGGCGTGACGGTAGGGATTATGAGTGGATATTCAAACATACGACAGAGAATGTGACGCCTCCTACGCCAGCCACCTTGCAGGTGGATGACTACGTGCCGTCCGGCTGGCATGATGACCCAATTGGTGTCAGCGAGAGCCTGCCATACGAGTGGGCTTGTTGCCGCACGAAGAAGGACGGTGTATGGAGTGCGTTTTCACCGGCCGCCATCTGGGCCAAGTGGGGCTTTGACGGCGAGTCGGCCATTGTAGCCGATTTCGACAATGAGATGGAGAGTGTGGCGTTGACATACGAGGGGAAGACCGTTTCGCAGTCCGTACTCAATACAACCGTCGGCATGTGGTATGGTACGAAGAAGCTACAGCTCAAGTCCATCTCATGCGTGACGCCTGCCGGTGTCACGGAAAGCTACAATGTCAATACGGGTGTGATAGCGTTTACCGTGGCTTCCGGCATTTCGATGCCTGCACGCTCAGAGGTCAGGATAACCGTTACGGCTACGGTACAGGATACGGATATAAGCCGTGAGCTGGTGTTCACCATTGCCGGTGTACGTGCCGGTAATCCGGGCAGTGATGCGATACTCTATAGGCTGGTGCCTTCCGTATCTTCAGTAAGCAAGCGGAAGGATGGTACCTACAGTGTGGCAAGCGTGTCATGCACACGCACCAAGTCTGTAGGCGGTACCACTTCCATCACGACTGACGGTGTGCTGAAATACAGCAAGGACGGTGGTTCGGAGGTGGAAATACAGAACGGCACGGCCATTTCCCCGAAGAACTTCACGACGCAGCTGCAGTTCGTGTTCTACGTGGGTGGGCAGGTCGTGGACCGGGAAACTATACCCATGGTTGTGGACGGCAACGACGGTAATCCAGGAAAACCTGGCGGTGACGGCGAATCCGTCAAGGCTGGCGGTGAGTGGCGCACGGCTAATACTCCATACAAAAAGCTCACCATCTGTACGATGGGGAGTCGCTCCTGGCTCTCAAAGGTTGACACTTCGAATCCACCTCTATGGACTCAGACAACTCATGACGGGAGGCGAATCACTCAGACCCAGAACGGCGGCAAGTCCTACGGTTATATTATTACCGAAGAAGTGAACACCGACGAATGGGAACAACTGACATCAGACGGCGGCATGGTCTATCTCATCAGTACATGCAGCAATATACGGGTGAGCAATGCCGGTTCGCTTGTTCCTTCAGCTTTCCGCGTCTATGCCAAGCGGACGCTTGGTAGCGCCACATTGACTTATCCGGACGGATATCTGACCGCACGGGGGTACAGCAACGGGATATGGAGCGCCATCGCAGGGCCTTCGAGGGCTTCCGAGATTACGGTCAACGCTTCTGCAGGGTATTCAACGTTTTCAGTCCGCTGTTACCAGAGCCAGGCTGACGCTTCGGCATGGAATGACAGTTTCATTGCGGAGATATCAGTGGGTGTCAGCTATGACGGAGCAAGCGGACGAGACGCCAGCGAGCCGCGTCCGAGAGGTTTTTTCGCCAAAGGCAACACATATGTCTGGAATGAAGATTACCATGACATCGTACTGGCCACATTCAACAATCGTACCATTCCGTTTCGGGTACGGGCTTACGGTACGTCGGTCACTGTCGCACCTACCTCGATAGACGGTGATGCTAATTGGGAGGCGGCACAGCAGTATATGTTTGTGGCTATGGATATGGCTTTAATAAGAAAGATACGTGCCGATGAAATCTATGTGGATGATTTGGTGGTGCAGAATGTGCTGGCAAGGGATAAAACCGGTAAAGCCATGTGCCAGATTGACGGGGAGAATGGTGGCATTGGATTCCTGGCCGGAGGCAATATCCGATGGGATGCCAAAGGTAATGTGTTCCAGGACGCCTCAATCTTCCGAAAGCTGAAACTTCTGGAGTCGAAATCCGATTCGTATGAATACTACCTGGATTTCAATACCGGGTTGAACTTTGAAATATCCCGGATATTCTCACTTCCAACGCTAGAGGAAACAATATACCTGCCGAATGCGGCAGAATATGAAGGTGGAGAGTGCATGCTGTATAATGGAGGTGTCTATACCCGTCTCACTGGACCTGCATCCATAAAAGTCGCAGGTGGAGGTAGCTTTATCATAGACGGAGAATACTATTCTAAAATCATTGTTCCGTCGCTTTCCATTGCTCAATTCAAGGCCGTAGCGACATACTCTGATGGAGTAAAGGATGAGGTGAAATGGGTTCTAATATCAGGAAAAGCGGAATCGAAAACTTAAAATATCAGTGTTATGAAAGTGTTTTATGAAAGCAAAATTGCAAAATGGCTGCTGTGGCAGGGCTACAACACCATCACATTGGGATGCTTCGTCTTCACCAAGAAAAGCAAGGAGGAGATGAAGCGGAGTACACTTAACCATGAGGCGATTCATGTGCGCCAATGGGAAGAATGTATGATTGCTTCGGCAATCCTGCTGACGGTAATCATGCTGTTTACCGGATTCAACTTATGGGTATATCTACTTTACCCGTTGTGGTTCTACCTTCAGTATGGGTTGGAGTATGCGATTTCATACGTTTATCACTTATGCCGTAACCGATGCTGGGTGAATGTGGGTGATAAGGCTTACGGAAATTCAGCGTTTGAAATGGAAGCGGAAGCTAACGAAGAGGTAGACGATTATCTTGATGTGAGAACTCCTTTTGAGTTTTTCAGATACTACGGAAAAATTTGATTTATAATTTACAAAACGAGACTAAAATTAAAATGTTAAATCGGGTAATATTTCCATCCGGAAATTATGCCCCTTAAATGTACAGAAGTATGGCAGAGAAGCAGGATATAGCAATGAATCAGTTTCCGGTAGTCACAAGTATGAAGTATGTGTATGGGGAAAAAACA